TTCTAAAATCAAATTCTAGTTCACCGCCAGAATATTCTGAACCATCTGTTAATTGACAGGTCATAGATAGCTTTCTAATTTTACCATTATCTGGATCGTTTTTATATTTTCTTTTGTAGGCCTTGTCCCAGCTGTCACAATGCCAATCATAATATTGACCTTCTTTATATTTTGTAAATTGACAAGACTCGCTTCTATCCCAGTCAAAATTCCAACCAGCATTTCTGTTGGCTTCATGTACAAAGGGATGTAATTCTTTATATATCCAGGTATCATTGAACCATACTAAATCTGATTTTCTTTTTCTTTGAATGTTTTTAATATCCTCTTTGGATAATGTTGGTTTGTTAAATCCTCCAGTTCTAGCAATACTGTCTTGTTGTTGTAAAGCATATTTAATAACGTCATCACAGAATCGTGGTGTTAGTGCAGATTTAAAATACCAAAAGTAATTAGATAAATTCATTAGTAATAGTTAGAATAAAGTTAAGGGAATCTTTTTGATTGTTGGTGATGTAATACATATTAGTTGATGGAAACATAATAAATTGATTATTTTTTAAAGGTATATCCCAACTTCTTCCTGCTCTTCTATTATCATCATAGTGAATTCGAACGCTGCAGTCTTTAACGTTCACTCCATATAACAAGGTATAATCAGGAGAGTTTCTAAGGTCGACTGGATCTATATTAAGTAAAGGAATAGAAATTTCTTTGGGTTTATAAACATTTCCCCACGTTGCTTTATTAACTAATTGAAAACCATATTCCACATTAATATGTTCTCTTAAATAAGTATTAAGTTTATCCCATTCTCTTGAATAGGGAAAATCTTTATTATTGATTTGTGATTTTAAAGTGTCTGATTGAAGTTTGTCTCGGTCTATTTCAAAACCTTTCGGCATCGCTACATCGCCGTAATATAAAGCCTGTTCTGATAATACTTTCTTTTGCATACCTACCACCATAAGTAATATTATTTAATTAAACTGTCAATAAAATTATGCTGCTACTATTGGAGTAGTTACTAAATCCCAAGATTGACCATCTTCGTTCCAGTCGTAGCTATATCTATTTGAAGTATCAGCTATTTGTTCCGCAGTTAATGCTGGAGCATCACCAATTGGTGAATGCCAAGTAGCTGTTGTAGTATTTAAAACCCAACTTGCATAAGGTTTTTTACCATAGAATAAATTATTATCTTCATCCCAAATATAACCTATACCTGCATAGTTTCCTCTTAATGCTTTAGAGTTATCTCCTGAATTATGTGTACCACCAGATGTATTGTAAGATGTTTGAATCCACATTTGAGCAGGCCAGTTATTGTGTCGTTCTAAATATTGTTGTCCTACTGATTCATCTTCAACGCCATCCGCGTTCAGCATATCTCCATTATTCAAAGTCAATACTTGAATAACTTTTGAGTTTGATCCTAGTTTTGCAAAGTGTGCCATAATGTTTCTCCTTATATTATACTTAATTTAAAATGTAAATACATATTAATTATTGAAATCTATACCTTATAACTACTATTCCAGAACCACCTGCTCCACCCTTTGCAGTATAACCAGCAGCGCAAGGTGACATACTTGAACCTCCGCCACCACCTGTGTTAATTGTTCCTGCACCACCAACATTACTTGGTCCTGATCCTCCAGCACCTCCTCCTGCTGAAGCTGGTCCTGGGGGTGTTCCTTCCCAACCACCACCTCCACCACCACCTGCTCTTGCAGTAGGTGTGCCATCAATTGAAGTTGTCGCTCCTGCTCCACCGGCCGTACCTCCACCAGTTCCAGGAGTTGGAGTTCCTGCAGCAGTTGCACCTCCTCCACCTGCTCCGTTGAATCCTGGCGGTGAATCACCACTAGAGGTTCCACCATTAGTTCCCTGAGACGGCGTTACTGGTGGTGTATTACCTGTACCAGCTGGATTAGAACAACCACCACCTGCACCACCTGCTCCACCTGAACCGCCATTCATAAATCCTGGTGCTGCTGTTGCCGCTGGAAGAGAATAACCTTTTCCACCTCCACCACCAGCAGAATCTATTGTTGAAAAAGTTGAAGTTGAACCCTTACTACCCATTCTTGGACTTGGAAAACAAGCACCTGCTCCACTAGCACCTACTACTATTGGATATCCTGTTGCTGTTACCGTAATTCTATTTGGTGCATTGGGATAACCATCTAAAGGGGATCCTGTATATGGAGAACTTGGACTTACCACTTCTCTATAACCTCCAGCTCCGCCACCACCACCTTGTACACCTCCTCCACCACCACCTGCTACTACCATATATGACACTACATTATTAGCAGCACAAGCTGCGGCAGCACACACAGTAAAAGTTCCTGGACCAACAAATTTTGCAATTTTTACATTTGCACAATCAGGTGCTGTGGCTAAAGTATTACAGGCTCCACTTACAGTAGCTACCATATATGGATTACCTCTAACATTACTTGTTGAATCTAAAACGTTCACCCATCCTTGAGTTCCATCTATATAAACAAAAGTAACTGCTTGTCCTTCTGTATTTAAAGTTACATTGGCATTTACTCCGCCAATAAATTCACTTCCATTAGGGGAAACGGTTACATTATTTGTTTGCCAAGTCCCTGCGTAATCTGCAAGAGCTACTGAGTCTCCAGCAGTTCCGGCTGCTAAGTTAACTGTTATAATTCCACCTGTTGTATTTAAAAAATAACCTACGCCAGCTGTTGCTGTAAAGGTTCCTGTTGTTTTAACTGTTGTGTCCCAGGAAGTTTCTCCTGTTGCACCGAATCCTGATGCCGTTCCAGCGTTGGTAATTGTTGCACCAGAAGGAATTGTGAATGTATCTCCACTATCTCCTAATGTAACAGTTCCACAATTTGTTCTTGGACTAATTTTATTTACTTTTACTTCACTCATAATTAATTTTGAAATTTGTACCTTAATATTACGATACCACTACCGCCTGCTACACCACAACTATTAGAACCTCCGCCACCACCACCTGTATTAACTGTTCCAACAGTACCAGAACCGGGAAATGTAGCTCCTGCACCGCCGCCTCCTGGTCCTCCTGCACCTGCAGTTTTTCCTGGACCTGCGGCTCCACCACCGCCACCAGCTCTTACTGTTGGGGTTGCGTTAATACTTGACGTTGCTCCTGTACCACCTGGTCCACCGCTTGGACTTGTTCCATTAGTTCCACCAATTGTAGCACCACCACCACCGGCACCGTTTCTTTCAGCAGGTGGGGCTGTTGTTGGGTTTCCATTTCCACCACATTTTCCTTGTGGGGGACTTGTTAGGGGAGTATTTCCAGCACCGCCACATCCTGCGACAAGACCTGAATTACCTCCTCCACCACCTGAACCACCATTAACTCCGCTCCGTGTCCCACATTCAGATGCTCCTCCACCACCTCCAGCTGAATCATAAATTGAAAAAGTAGAAGTACTACCATTACCTCCTGGGGTATTTGTTGGACCAGCTGCACCGCCGCCTCCAACAGCAATTGCATAAGGGGATGCTGTAGCTGTAACTGCGGCAGTTCCTGCAACAGGAGAAACTGCATAAGAGCCTGTGGCTGTTCCTGGAGATTCTCTATAACCACCAGCTCCGCCTCCGCCGCCACCATCAGATCCTCCACCTCCACCTCCACCTGCAACTATTAAAAAATCTACTGTATTTCTTGCGACAGATTGTGGAAATCCAACTGAAACTGCTGAAACACAAAATGTTCCTGGTCCTGTAAAAGTATGTTGTTTATAATCTGTACATACAATTGCTCCTGAACAAGGAGTTCCGCCTGTAGCTGACATATAAGCAACGTTTCCTGTTAGTGAAGTTTCAGTTTCTTGAATATTAATCCACCCTTCAGTTCCATCTACATAAACAAAAGTTGCAGATTGTCCATTCACATCTAATGCTGTAGAGGCAGCTACTCCACCAATTTTTTCTGCACCATTTGGAGAAACTGTACAATTATAAGTAGCAAAAGTTCTTGTATAATCGGAAACTGCAACTATTGAACCAGCAACTCCTGCTGGTAAATTAACTGTAATTGTTCCTGATGTTGTATTAACAAAATATCCTTTTCCAGTAGCTGCTGTTACAGTACCAGTTTGAGGAGTTGTTACCCAATCTACTGTTCCTGTTCTTCCAAAACCTGTTTGAGTAGCACCTGCTGCTAAAGCAACAGTACCACCACATCTTCCAATATTTACAGTTGCGCCACAAACATTAATTGTTTCGCCTGCTCCTGCACCGATAGTTGTAGTTACTGAACACTTATTAATTATATTAGTGCCTGGTTGATTTTGTACGTTGTCTACTTTAATTGTTGAAGCCATAATTTTATATTACCATCATCCTATTGAAATTTGTACCTTATCCATACTATACCTGAACCACCTGCACCACCATCACTACCTGTACCACCTCCTTCACCGCCTCCACCACCGCCGGTATTAATTGTTCCTGCTCTTGGAGGATTTGCTGGAGATGGACTACCTACTCCTGGTCTTCCATTTCCACCACCACCATTTCCACCAGCACCACCTGCTGCTGGTGATGGACTTGGCCAAGAACCACCGCCTCCACCACCTGCATAAAACACAGGAGATGCTGAAATTGAACTATCTGCACCAATACCACCTGCCGCTGGAGCAGCGGGTTGGGCGTTTTGACCTACTGCGCCTGCTCCACCACCGCCAGCACCATTAAAATTTACTCCTCCTGGATTAGCTCCACCAGTATTTCCTTGAGGTGGACTTACTGGAGGTGTATTACCTGTTCCACCATTATTCATTGGAACAGTACCTCCTGGTCCTCCTCCACCACCTGAACCACCGTGAGAACAAGCTACTCTTGGCACACAAGCACTACCTTTACCCCCTCCACCACCTGTTGAGGTTATTGTTGAAAAACTTGAGTTTGGTGCTTGAACAGCTGGAGTTTCGCTGCCTCCTGGGGTTCCACCTGCTCCAGCTCCCCCTACTACAATTGGATAAGCACCTGGACTTGCGGATACTGGTAAAGCAGCAACGCCACTGTTAGCCGGAAGACCAATGGAATAACAACCAGAAGCTGCTCCAGAAGATTCTCTATAACCTCCTGCTCCACCACCACCTGCAGCTCTAGCTCCACCACCGCCTCCACCGCCAACTACTATATAATCTACTGTGTTTGAGCCTAAAGCATTACCTGCAGTAACGGTAAAAGTTCCTGGACCTGTAAATTTATGAACTTTATAATTTGTACAAACAATACAACCATTTGGAGTTGGTTGATTACCACCTGTTGCTGCAATATATTCTGGACCTACTCCTGTGGCATCGGCATCTGAACCTGTGACAGATTTCCAACCTCTTGTTGCATCGGCATAAACTAAAGTTACAGCTAAACCTGCTGTACTAATTAGATAATCATTATTGTCTGCATTAATTTTTTCTGAACCATTAGGAGTAACTGTAATATTGTTTGAAGCCGATGTTGAGGCATAATCTGAAACAGCTACGATACTGCCAACAGCTGCTGCTGGTAAATTAACAGTTATACCACCTGATGTGGTATCAACGAAATAACCTTTGCCAGTTACTGCTGTTACTGTTGAAGTTTTTATACTTGTATCCCAATCAACTGTCCCTGTTCTTCCGAAACCTGTTTGAGAAGCACCTGAAGCTAATGCAATAGTATCTCCTGAAGCCCCAAGTGTAACTGTTGTTCCACATTGATTGACAATATTTCCACCATCTGAAGCTTGTAATGCATTTGTTTTAACAATATTTCCTGGAACAGATACAGTTTTACCTGCTGAACCGATTGTTACTGTAC